CAGCGTCTGGATCATGTTTTGGGTCGACGTGAACCCGCCGCCCGATCCTGGCGAGATCAGCCCGGTGTACGCCATCAGTATTGCGTCCCCGTGCCGCGTTCGACAAACACCGTCCCGGTGCCGGTATTGAGAAGCACGGCGACGGTGCTGACGGTGTAAGGCACGTCGAAAATACGCCGCTGCCCGGCCGCAATGACCGCATCGGGCGGTGCCGCGAGCGCCACCGTTGTGCCATGGCCAAAGCGGACGAAAATATAGTCCGCGCACGCATTGGTCACGAGCGCCTGATCGCCGCCAGCCGGCAGCGTGACGGACACGCTGGTCGTACCAGCGGCGATGGCGACCGAGGTCGCCGCCTTGAATGCGCTAACCGAACCCATGATTTGCCTCGTTGCTGAAATGCGCGGCGGCCGGGGTGTCACCCGGCCACGTCGTTACGATCAGGCGTAGGCTTTGTTCAGCACACCGAGGAATGTCGTGCCGTCATACTCCACGATCAGCACGTCGGTCGCACTGGCCGTCGTGGTAAGCGTCGGCGCACCGCCGGCCGTCTTGTAGCCGGTGCCGAGGGTGAGCAGCCGCGATCCGGTGCCGTCCTGGACGAGTTCGAACACGTATCTGCCCGGCACAGCGTTGGCCGGCACGTTCAGGGTCAGCGCACCGGTCAGCGTGATTTTCCAGCGCGGGCCGCCGACCGAGGCGTCAGGTGTGACGGTCGCGGCGTAGGGCAGCACAGACAGGGGCGGCGCGGCCGACCAGGCGTTGGCCGTGGACAGCGCCAGCGCCACCGGGCCGGTGGTGACCGCGGCACTCCCCAGCGTGCCCAGCGCGGTCTGCGCCGGGGCGCTGGCGGCGAGCGCCCTGGTGAGCGCGATCGTGCCGGCCGGGATCGTCAGGCTGGCGCCGGCCGCGACGGCAACCGATGCGATCGGATAGGACAGGACCAGGTTGCCGCCGGTCGCGGCGTCGAAAATCGCCGCGACGATCGCCGCCGACCAGGCCGTCGTGATGCAACTGAACGTCGCACCGCTGACCAGGATCGCATTGCCCGCCGGATCGTACGACAGGGTGACCGCCTGTCGCGCATAGCCGTTGGCGACGGCCAGCTCGGTGATGCCGCCATTTGTTGCCTGCGCCGAACCGAGGGCCGCATAGCCGGAGAGAAGCGTGACTTCGTTTGCCATATGCGTTGCCCCTTAGCCGACGTGCTCGATGATGACCGCGCGCTTGTAAACCGCGTTGGTCGCCGTCGGCACCGTGGTTGAATTCGTTGTCACATCGGACGGCGCGCAATAGCCGCCCATCCAATACCACGATTGCGCAATGATCTGCTGAAGCCGGTCGAGCGGTTCGCGGGTCACCATCGCGATATCGTCCACGATGGCGATGATGCTGTCGGCGGGCGCCACGTCGGCGGCACCAATGCCGGCGAATGTACCCTCGATCAGCGCGCCCTTGCCGCAGATGATCGGACGGCGGACCTGGAGGGCGGCGGTCGAAGGCAGCGGCTGCAACAGGGCCTCGGTCGTGGGGAAAAACCGCAGACCCAGGAAGTCGTTGGTCATGCCCGAGCGGAACACCGCGTTGGCCGATGTCGCGCCCTGAAACAGCTGCTTGAAGTCAGGATCGGAGAACAGCTGCCGCGATGACACGGGGTCGAGATAGCAGTTGTAGGCTCCGGCGATGTCGGGCACGGCGTTTTTGCGGAGCGTCGCCACCGCATCGAGGAGCGCGCTCATCACCAGAACGTCGCCGGACACCAGAAGCGACGTGTTGGTCCGGCTTGACGGGCGCACGATCGAACTGGCGTTGGACGCCTGCACGGTATTGCCAGCGGTCCCGTCGGCTACCGTCACGTTGGTGCTGAGCGTCAACGTGCCGCTGATACCGGCCGGCGCGGTGCTGACGTTGGTGGTGGCCGGCGTCGCGCCAACGCAGGTGTAAACGTTGGACCCGATGGTGACCGCCAGCGTGTTCGATACGCTGACCGCCTGCATGGTCGGCTGGATGCCGGCCGCGATCGCCGCGGCGGCGGAGGTGAACCCGGCGAGCGAAGGGGACTGCTGAAACCCGCGGATATCATCCACGGTCAAGGTCACCCCGGCGCTCCCGAGCGTGGTGCTGAGGCGGGTATTGCCGCCGAAATACGCCGCGAACAGCGCATTGCGCGCCAGTTCGTCGAGCGAGCGAGCCGCCTGTTCGCCGTTGACATAGGCGTTTTGCAGGAACTGCGACGCGAGGCCGACGCGCGAGGTGACCATATTCAGGTCGGTTGATGCGGCGTACATGTTGATGGATAGTGTGTACTGCTCGACCGCCCAGTTGGTCGATGTCAACCCGTTATCGAGGTTCGTATTGGTGTTGACCGCCAGCGGCGTGGTCACAGAGGGCTTGAGCCCCGCGCGGGTCTTGGTCACCGTCTCGCCAACGCCGACGGCGATGCGCTCGCGATCGGCAACCGCGCGGTACGCCAGCCGGGACCGCAGCGCCTGGTTGAATTCGCGCTCAAGGAAGCCCTGCTGGATGATGGGCTGTAGTGCTGCGGGAAAATTCTGGATTCCCATCGGGGGTAAACTCCGTTGTCAGGTTCGGGGATGCCGGTGCGGGGCAACCCCCTCCGGGTCGTTTCGTTACGCGGCGCGCGCCGTCACGGCCGCGCGTGCAACCGCATATTCCGCATCTGTCATGGTCAGGACGTTGGCGCCGTCGGTCGCAGGCGGCGGCGTGCGGCCGGTGTTGGACGTGTTGCCTGTCTTCGCGCCGGTCACCGCGAAAAGGTACGGTTTGGCGGCCTTCGCCTCGTCGAAGAACTTGGCCGGGATTGCAACGGTACCATCGGCGCCAACGGTCACCTTGGACGTGTCCAACAGTTTCAAGCCGTCGAGATCGACGATCCCGGCGTCCTTCGCCGCAATCCGCAGCGCGCTGGCTTTCAGCGTTTCGGACACTCGCACGTCGGCATCGGCCGCGCGCTTGTCGGCGGCGGTCAGCTTTTCACCGTGTTCCTTGGTCGCCGCTGCGAGCGCGGCCGTCGCGGTTTCCGTTTCGGTGCGCGCATTCGTCGCGTTCAACCGGTGGCCCTGGCTTTCCCGGTTCAACTCGCCGATGCGCGCCTTTGCACCGTCAAGCTCGGCGGTCAGTTCCTCAATCGTTGGCATGGTGGTTTCCTCGAGATCGCCGCATCACGCGGCGGGTGCAGCCGCATCGCGCGGCGTCGTGGTCACCGCATCGCGCGGTGTAAAAATGCAGGGCCGCCGGGGCTCGTGTCCCCGGGCAGCCCCGCTCGGCGTCGCCGGCTTGGATAGGGCCAAGCGGTGCCGTATCCCCGGATCGATCGTACCGGGGTATCCCTGCGACAGCCGCGCGCCGTCGGGATGGGGGGAAGGATGCCGGCCTATGTCCGGGCCGGCGCGGTCGCAGGCGGATTGCCGCGCGCTATGTGGTAGTGTTTGATGGGCGTATGTCGACCGGCGACTTCTGCCACCGGCATGCGGCGCGCCGGCGCGGCGACACCGGCCCCGTCGTGCCCACCGAACGGGACCATGCAATGAGCGATATTTCCAACGATCTTCCGACCCGCGTCGGCGTGCTCGAAGAAATCGCGCGCGGAATAAAGGCGGCCCTCGATCGCATCGACCGCCGTTTCGACAACCTCGAGCGCCGGATGGATACCTTGGCAGCCGAACACCGGGCGGATTTCCGTTGGCTTCTCGGCGTGATGATCGCCGGATTCGCCGCCACTATTGGCGGATTTGCGGGACTGCTGGCCGTGATGGCCCACGGGTTCCATTGGCTGTGACGGCGGACGAATTTCGCGATGCGCTTGCCGCGTTGGGCCATACCCAGCGCGGTTTTGCGGCGTTCACCGGGTCGAATGACCGCACCGTGAGGCGCTGGGCCCTCGGCGAACAGGACATCCCGCCTTGGGTGCCGGTGATGCTGGGGTTGATGGGCGCGCCGGCATCAACGCCCGCATCAGGGCCCGGTGCGCCCGGCGGGATTGCGCGGTCAGCAGCAACGGTGACAGATTGAGCGCCAGCCACGACAGCCAGCGGGTCGGCCGGATCACGCCGGCCCCGTCTCCTTCACCTGCACCGCCGCCTTAACCGCCAACTCCCGCGCCAGCGCCTCCGCCTGGTCCGCCGCGATCAGCACCAGCTCGGCGTCGATATCGTCCACCCCGTAGGACTCCGCCAACGTAGCAACCGCGGTGCGCCGGCTGATGATCCCGTGATCCAGCGCAACCCCAAGCGCCACCGCATCGGCCTGCTTGTCGGCTTGCGTCGGCTGGTACCAGGGCGGCCATTTCAGCGACAAATTGTCCGCCGCCAGCGCCTTGTACCGCTTGCCATCCAGCAGCAGCCCGCCGGAAACCCGCGCCGCAGCGGCACACACCATGCGCAGCAGCGACAGCAACCCGCCCTCGCCGTACGTCAGCCGCAGCCTGTCCGCGTGCCAGATCAGGCCCTGATTCATGAGTTCCATGGCCCGCCCGGACACCGCCGCGCTGATCTTGTCCGCGTGCGCGCGCGATCCGTGCATCATTTCCAGCGCGGTGGCGCGCAAATCCAGCACGTGGGTATCGACCGCGCCGGCCGCCGTGCCGTTGATCTCCAGCAGCTTCGCGTCGCCCTCGGTCGGCACGATCAGCGCATTCGCAGCGCCGCCAATGCGCGCGGCACCGGTTGGGTCGTCAGTCCGCAGGACCAGGGTGGGATCGCTGGCATACATCAGCCCGCGCCCGGCCTGGCTGGTCAGGTAGTCGATCTCGATAACGGTATCGATGCCACGCGCAAACGAGCTATCGCCGTCGATGCGGTCCCCGCCCGGCAGGTTGCGGATCCACACCATCGGCACAAAGCCGAGCGCATGCGTGACGGTGCGCGCGTGATCGATCTGCGGCATGTGCGCGGTGTCGGACACCGGCCAGGGCAGAAACCAGGCCTCGGTGGTATCATCCCACACCCGGGCAAACCAGTACTTGCCGGCGGTGGCGTCCACCACGTACCCCAGGGCGATCAGCTCGGTTGCCGTGGTCTTGTAGCGTTCGGTGACCGATGCCAGCACGTCGGGAGCGTCCGGTTTCCATACCGGCGTGAGGAACGCAGTTCCCAGCACGTCGAAAAACGGCCGGTTGCCCAGCACGCGCATCAGGATGGCGGCGGAGCCGACAGCCCCGGCGGTGGCAGCCTCGAGCATGGTCAACGGTAAGGATCGCTCGCGGATCAGCGCGGACAGCGCGTCGCGGGTGGCATCGTCCGGTGACATGACGGCCGGAAAATGCCCCTCGGAAAACAGCAGCGACACCGCGTCAACGACGGCGGTGCGGCACAGGTTGGACCGGCTTGACGGCCGCCGGTTGCGCAGCGGCACGTACTGGCCGCCATCGGCCTTTTCGGTCGCGAAGTCGTTTGCGATATGGTCGTACTGCGTTCCGGCCAGCACGCGCGCCAGCCCTTGGATGCGGGCGGCACGCGCGGGGAGATCCCGGTCGGCCAGGTCCATCCCGGCAAGCAGGGTGATCCAATCCATGCGGGGGTGTCCTAGATCATCAGCCGAACGGGCCGCCGTCGCGGCGCAGATCGGCCAGAAAGCGGTGCAGCGCCGACGAAAACTGCGAAGGCGGCGGAGCTGCTGCCCGCACCGCCTCAACCGCGACCTGCTGCACGCGCGCCAGCGACGCCAGCGCGATTTCGCGTGAGGTCAAATCGGCGACGTGGCGGATGATTTCAGTCCGCAGGTTGGCCATGGCGGCAGTGATATTCGCCTCGGCGTACGGGTGCGTCACGCCGTAACGAATGCCGACGTGAATTTGTGCGGCGCGCGGTTTTCCAGCGTGTGCTTGTCGGTCAACCGCTTGATCAGCGCGGGCCTGACGCCGGCATCGATCAGATCGGCGATGAATCCGGCAGCGTCAAATCGGGTCTGCGGCGTCGTTACCGATACCCCGATCTCCACCACCTCGCCGCGATAGATGTTGCCGTTGGTGCCGACCGGCATCGGGTTTTTCTCGGGGTCGAACAGCACGCCGCTTTTGACCGCCTCTTTCTCCGCCTTGCTCTTGCGCGCCGTGGCGATGCGTTGGAGGTGGCTTGCGACGTGGTATTCCCAGGCGACGGGCTCGAGGTTGCCTTTGCTTCGCGGCATACCGGTGGCGATCGAGTTGCCAATCGCGGCAAACGCCTCATTGAACGCCGCGGTCTTCGCATTGGCGCGCGTGGTATCAAGCATAAGTGAACTCCGGGGGTGCGTCATGAACAAGACCGCGTCGCTTTTCCGGCCGCTGTTCCCGGCCGAACCGCTTTCCGCCGTCGTTGAACGGCAACAGCAGATCATCGCGGGGCTTCGCGCGGCAGCCGCTGGCGAGCCGGACCGAATTCGCGCGGCCATCGCGCTGGTATCACCGCCGCCGGCGGAGCCGGATCTTGGCGCGGATGCGGCGGTCAACGTGCAAATTATGGTGGCGCGGGGGACGTTCCTGGCCGCCACGCTTCGCGCCACGATCGCTGGCGAGCCGGAGCGGATCAGCGCGGCGGTGCTGGCCGAGCAGGAGGCATGCGCGGCGCTGGTGCTTGAATGGGGGTTTGATGGCGCCGCCGCGCTCATCCGGGCAAGATGCGTGCCAACGGGAGCGGATCAGAGTAACGTGGCCATGCCGCAGCACGCGGCAGGAGCGTCAGTCATGTCCCAAACAACCACCGAACGGCCGACCGCCAATGTCGCGACGGTTCCAATCGTCAAAAAGTTTATCGATCAGCAGAAGGCGTGGCTCGGCGAACTGCAAACCGGCAGCCCAGCGAACCCGGACCAGATCAGCCAGCAACTGCTGCTGGCGACGTGCGGCGCGACCGAACAAACGCTGAATGCGTGCCGGCGGGCGTTTTCGCTGATGCCGGCGCTCAGCTATCAGGCGTGGCTCGATGCGCAGATCGGCCAGCTTGGCGAGGTCGGCGCAGCCTACAAGACGGCCGCCTGATCAGGCGATTTGACGGGTCGACGGCCGCAGCACTTCGCCAAGGCCGTCCGGCCAGATGCTGGCCACGATCGCCACCTCGGCAGCGGCGATGCCGGCCGCGCGCGCGGCAGCGCCGGGGAAGATCACGGGGCAGCGGCGGTGCGGTGTGCCGTCGTAAATTTCCCATGGCAGCCGCACCCGAGCCAGCCAGTCGTTGTGTGCGGCGGCGCTGGCCGCGCCGACGGCTTGCACCGTCTCCGGCGCTGCCCAGCGCAACCAGGCGTCAACCTCGGCATGGTTCATGGTGTCACCGGCCCATGTGAACGATCTGCGCCATGCGCGGGGGAACCGTCGCGAACCGCACATAGTCATAATAGCCCGTGGCATCGACGGCATGATCGAACCCGCCGCTCTTGTCGGGATCGTTGGTGTCCTCTTTGTAAACCAGCCGCTCATACGCCCGGATCGATTTGACGCATGCCGGATCGACGAACTGCCGCCGTTCGCCGACCGCGTTGCAGAACCGCGCGTTGGTCACCGCCAGCCGGTCGCGGACCAGCGGATGCGACGCCATGGCGTGAACCATGAACCCGCGCGCGCGCAGGATGCTGATATCCGTGCGGCCCTGTGCCGAGGTGTGACCGGCAGCACCTGCCGGGTCGGGATAGACCGATATGTGACCGACGGATCCACCGAGCGCGTAGCGGCGCACGATCTCATCGGCCATCTCGTCGGTGTTCGACGTGGCGATAATGATCTCGCCCACCTGGTGGGAGATCACCGCCGGCGCCTGGCCGATCTTCTGCACGGGCTCGGCGCGTTCCTGCCACACCGTCGCGGTCATGGGGTTGACGTTGAAGTCCATCCCGATATGCACCGCCAGCGCCGGGTCATAGGGACACGGGCGGACGTTCCCGGCACGGGTGAAGGCGTACAGGACGACGCCGGAGTAGGATTCGAAGCTGGCTTCGTACTCCTGGCGAAAGGTGCGCTCGTCCAGGTCGGCCCGCGCGCCGGCAATCTCCCCCGCCGGCAGCACCGTCGCCGAGGTCCAGGTGAACGCGCCCCATTCGCTGGCGGCGCCAAGGGTGGCCATCGCCGTTTGCGCGGCCTGGTCCATATCAAAATAGTGATTGCGGCCCTCGGGTACCCCGATCAGGTCGCACCATCCATGCCGGTCTGACAGCGCCGGGCGGACGTTTTCACCCCAGGCGCCCGGCTTCATGTTGCCGAACTCGTCCAAGACCCCGCCGTCCCACGGCGCGCCCTCGATGCGCTGCGGCCGGTCCATCCCGACGACCCGGATCTCCGCCCCGGTGGTCAGTTTGATCGATAGCTCGGTGTCGCCAACGTCGGCGATCAGGTCCGGCGGACACAGGGCTTGCAGGTCCGCCCAGTAAATCGTCTTGGCTTGGTCGCGGGTCGGCGCGGCGGCGAAATACCGCGGACTGCGGAAGCTGCTACCCCGGATCGCCCGCATTACCAGCTTGCGCTTGGCCAGCTCGGTCTTGCCGGAGCGGCGGCCGGCCGGCAGCACGTTGAACCGGTACGGGCTATGCCAGTATGCCGCTTGCCCCTCATGCGGCCGGAGCGGGGTCCACCGGGATGTCAGCACCAACGGTTGAGTCCATTTCGGCCAGCAGCCGGTGCAGCGCCAGCGCGGTCGTCGCCAGATCCTCCACCGGGGGCAGCGGCGTGGCGGGCGCCAGCTTGGCGTTCTCGTACGGCATCAGCTCGGTTGCCGCCGCGCCGGCCATTTTCAGATCGCCCGCCATCAACCCGGTTGCCATGATCAGGCGCATCACCTGGCGCGAAGTCATGGCGTCCGCTTCGACCTGTGTCATGCCGCCCAGCGCCGCTATGACATGCACCGCAACCAGCGCCTTGCGCTCGGCGGTCGCCTTGTTCGGCGTGCCCTTTTTCCGGCCGCCCGTTTTCACCTTGACCGGGGGAAGCAGCAGCTCCGCCGCTAGGCGTTCGACCGTCTTTTTGTTCAGCGTTCCCTTCTGACGGCCGCCGGTCTTGGGCATCAGAGGCCTCTATCCCTATTCTCTAAATCCCTACTTATTTCGGGGCCGATTTTGCGAGGAAGGCCGGCGCCCCGGCCGCCACGATCCTGCGGACCTGGTTGGCGTGCCACCGATCGCCGCCGCTCGGTGGCCGGATTCCGCGGGCGGTCAGGGCGGCTGCAATCTTGGGGTTGGATACCGCGCCGGCGCGCCGCGCATCGGTGATGTAGGGGAGCACGTCGGCGCCGTGCGCGATCGCGATAGCCGTTCTGGCCGCGCGGCCGGCCCGGCTGGCGGCGGCGTCAAATCCGCGCGCCAAGTTGGGCCCGCCCAGCTTGATGCCGCGGGCTTTCAGCGCGGCCAGCGCCGCCTTGGTCCGCTGGCTGATAAGCCCGCGCTCAAGCTCGGCCACCGCGGCAAACATGGTCAGCATGAACGTACCTGCAGGGCCCGGCGGAAGCTGCGGCAGGTCGCAGAAAACGACCCCGGCTTCGCCCGCGCCATGCACGACGGACAGCAGAAATGAGGTGTTGCGCGCCAGCCGGTCCAGCTTGGCCAGGATCAGCGTGGCGTGGCGCGCGCGGCAATCGGCCAGCGCCAGCGCCAGTTGCGGCCGGTCACTTCGGCTGCCGGACTCGATTTCCTCGTATTCGGCAACGATGCCGCCATGAGCGGACGTGATGTAATGGGTGACGGTCGCCTTCTGAGCCTCGATCCCCAAGCCGCTGGCACCCTGCCGGTCGGTCGAAACGCGGTAGTACGGGACAAAAGAGGGTGCGCCATCGCCGCCGCCAGTGGCCATCTGACGGCGCGGGCGGGGCATGTCTTGGGCACCTTGTGGGGACTACACTCCCGTATGGGGGTACAGGCGATTGTACTGGCGGCCCTCAGACGGCAGAATGCGGCACCCGCCACTTCGCCTCGACCGCCAGCGCGACAATCTCACGCGCAACGGCGGCAGTGACCGCCGCCAGCAACGGCGGCGGCAGCCGGCCAATCACCGAACGGCCAAGCATCCCTGCGACATGCGCCAGGTGCGGACGGATCGCCAGGTCAAGGCCGGCCACTCCCGTTGCAACCAGGTCGGTCCATGATCGGACCGCCACGTCGTTGCGCAACGCCGGACCGGCCGCCTCGATCGGCAGGATCACCACGTGATCGCCCCGAGCGAACCACACCACACCGCGCCGGCGGCCGGACGTGACGATATCGCCGCGCGTCAGCGGTGCGATGATGGTCACATAACGGCCTATGGGTGTGGGGAATGCTCAAATGCAAACGCCCGGCACGGGGGCCGGGCGCGCGAAATCAGGTTGAATGTTCTATGCACCCCGTGGACTCATGAATCCAAATCGCTTTCCCGTGATCGCTGGGGGGTCAGCCACCCGTGCCGGTCGCCGCCGGCATACAGCCCGGCCAGCACAATCAACAGCGTGACCAGTGACCCGCGCATGTGCATGCGCCCGTTGGTGCCCGGCCAGAAGCGATCACTCATCGCCCGCAACGACAAATCGTCCACGACGAATCCGACAAGCCACGCTGACATTTTGGCTCCCAGAATCGCCGCGATCTCGCGGTGCCGCGTCACACTGACGACGCGTGCGACCATCGCGTCGGTCATATCCCCACCGCTGCCGCCGTCACCCTCGCGCACACCCTCAATGCCCAGCACGTAATCGGTGTACCACCGCAGCGAGGCAGTCACCTCGGAATCGCCGATGTCCTCGGCCAGGAACAAGGTCTGCACGCCGTTGGCGACGCCGCTCGGCATTCGCGGCCCCGCGGGCTCGGCACGGTCCTGGCCGTGCCCCCAACGCTCGGGGGCGGACGTGTGGACCTTGAAGGCCGGCAACACCTTGGTGCGCGGCGGCATGGCGGTCATTTGCTCATGGAGGATTCCCAGGGTTGCGTCAGGCGCATCGGGCATCACTACAGACCATGGGGACGATCCGCCCGCGCGGGAGTCAACCGCGCAACGACACCATGACGGCGGTGTCGCTGATCTTCAACGCCCGCGGGAACGCCGAGGCCGGCGGCACCACCTCACCCACGACACACTGCCGCAGCGCGTCCTTGCGATCGCCGCCCGGAGGCGCACGGCGCGCACGACGGCTCTCGGGTTGCTGGGCTTCACGCGCCGCCAGCCCCGCCACGCCGCGCCGCCAACACCCGAAGCACCGCTTCGCCCGCCGCCGTCAGCCGCCAGTAATCGCGCCCGCCGCTGCGCACCAGGTGCAGCGTCCGCAGCGGCGACGACGTTTGGATGTCCACGATGCGCGCGCCGCTCACGTCGAACCGCAGCAGCGCCGCGCGCGTCGCGGGACCGAGCTTGGCGGCTATCGCGGCGGGGTCGGATGGCTCGGTCACAGCGGATCGATCCCGGCATCGAGCGCGCGGTCGAGCCATCGGTCGATGTCCGCGCGCGTCGTGATCTCATACACCGCGGTCCGCAGCACATCGACCATTGGACCCCGCCAGTCGCCGGCCATCCATTGCCATAGATACACCCGGATCACCGCGACCTGGTGCGGCGCCAAATCGCGGCCCGCCAGATAGGATTCGACGGCCGCGCGCAACACGCCGCCGGTCTCGTGCATCCAGAAGCCAGGGATTGCGGCGGTCACCGGCTTACCACGACGAACTCAGCCCGGCGCAGCAGCACGCGGCGGGGCTTGGTCGCCCGGCCGCACGCCACGACGTAGCGGGTCTCCCGCGACCATCCCGCGGCCCGGAAACCGTCCGGCGGCCCGCCAGGCCCGGCAACCGCGGTCACCACCCCCTCGCCAGCGCCTGGCAGCACCGCCACCGCCGAGCCGACGCCGACAGTGACCGGGCGCCAATCCAGCGGGAGCGGGTCCACCACGGCACCGGCGGCCGTTCACCCGGTGGCTTCGCGGCGTTCGGCCGGCGGCCCGGTTCCGGCAAGAAAAGCCGCAAATTCCGGAGGCCTTTCACCGCGGAATCCACCACGTTCCCAGCCCTCCATCCGCTGCAACCACGCGAGCCCGACGTCGCCGGCTTGCCGTAGCTGCTGGAAGGGCGGGGCGAGCGGAGCCCCGCTCCACCGGCCGCGCATGGTCGCGATGCTGCCGAGGCGTTTGCGCAGCGCCTGGTCCGCCTCGCTGGCCACCGGAGCCGGCGCGTCACCGGCGATCGGCATCGCAAGGTGGCGCTGGGCCCCCGCTTTCCCGTCGAAACGGGTCTGCCTGCGGCACCAGACGATGAATTCCGCATCCCAATCCGCCCGCTCGGCACCGGTGGCCCGGTAATGCAGGCAGAAGTCCTCGGCGATCTCCACCGGCTCGTAGCCACGTTTCCGCGCCTCCCGCTGGCCCGCTGGGGAGGGCCCCCAGTCCGCCGGCAGCGGCGCACTGGCGGGCGGCGCGGCGGCTGCGGCGCGGCGTTGGCGGCGCGCGGCGCGGGTCCTCGGCGCATGCGCAGCGGATGCGCTGCGCATGCCCTGCGCATCGTCCTGCGCATGCGGAGCGGATGCGCTGCGCATGTCCTGCGA